CCCTTGGATCAGTTACCACCCATGTTAGTCCAATATCGTCCAGTTCCCCTAGAATCACGCCCCTTGGAATAACACAAATCTCACAAGAACCGTCATTACATGATCCGTCACATGGTCCAACTGTCTCACTTCTTGGTGAGCCACCGTTTATCGACACAGCTGTAATTTGACCATTTGTTATCAATTGATTGATTTCAGGATCAGTTTCCATTATTAACATTTGAATTGATTTGGTATATGGATCAAATTCACTGTCCAATATGGTAGCACCTGTCCTCCATTCTGGATTATGGTTAATATCCATTCCATGTCCTATCGCTGTCCTTGACATTGCCATAAGTTCTGAAGCTGCCAATAATCTCCTGTACTGTTCGCCTTCTGCCCTATGGTCAGTTATTGCCTCCTGACTTGCTCTAACTAAATATATCACTCCACCTGATTCTTGAGCCATTGCCTTACTTCTTTCCAAGTAATCCTCAGTTAACCAGCCAAATTCCTGTCTGACTTGTGCTAGAGCCTCCCTGATCATTTTAAGTGGTTTACGGTAATAGTTACGATGCCCTGTTCTTTGTGACATTCCACCGTCGGGTTTGATCTTATGCAATGAACCATAATGTGATTTTGCTCCTATCTTCCTATGGATAGTTTGAATATCAGCTAGGGCAGTTGGAGTTAGGGAATCTGCCTTTATTTCCCCTGTACTTTTCCAATAACAGATACAATTAGGGTGGGTAGTGGAATATCCTAACCCCTCACTTGGAGGAACGGGACGATTGGCGGTATTATTCATATCGAAAATCTTACCAGCGAAATCATAACATACGTCATCTTGATCATGATTTTGGTAGATATACTCCATGTAGGAGGGTTCTACCTCATTAAATTGTCCGCTTGGCTGAATACTTATCGCTGGTAAGTCTAATGGCTGCATCTGTGAATCCTCAATGTCATATCTCCATGGCTGTGTTGCCTGTGTTGTCCATGGCTCTACCCCCAAAGTTGGCGGCTGACTGGCTAAATTATTTGCAGTTCCAATCCAGTTGGTGTCGTCTCCCTGATATTGAGTATTTGCTATATTGAAAGTATGACCAATATTGCTACCGTTTAAGGAGTATAAGGGATCATTTGTCTTGACTGAACCCAGGGGATCAGGTGTCGGATTGGTAGGGTATGGTTCTGTCGTTCCTAGGGTATTTGGTTGAAAGTATGGTGGACTTCCAGTATCTGGAACGAGACTGTTAATCTGTGGCATTAAATCCAAACCCGTAACTTTAGGTGGCCAATCGTGAATTTGTTCTTGTTCCTCATAGTATGCCATTGCAGCTCTTTGGGCTTCTTCATGAGGAATCCCCCTACTAAGTAGGTATTCCTTCATTTGAAGAATTTTAGTTAATGTTTCTTCTGGCATGGACAATTTAATTTTGCATCCATTAATTGTACTTTTAATGCTTCCAAGTAGCGTTTTGCACCTATGCTCGTTGGAGCTAAACTGCCTGGAACGCTTGAGGTCTCAAATGATATCAGTGGTCCAGGTGAGCCAGCTCCGTTGTCTGCTCCTCCTTCTGGGGATCTCCCACTTCCTAGTCCTCCTTCGTCTAAATCTTTGATATTATTGTTAACTTCAGTAACCTTAGGTAAGAAAGGGTGGTCAGTAGATTCATGTATAATATCTCCGCAGATTTCACAATTATCCAACATAATCACCTTGTCTCCAATGTTGTGATTTGTTTGATTGCTTAAAATTATTTTGAAAATCACCCCTTGTGGACTGGATCATGGAGTTGTATATCTCGTCACTTTGAGGTGGAGTACCCATGGTTTGATTGCTAAAGTTGTCAACTGGTCCTCCTCCCATATCATTCTGTGGAAGATTGGAATTGTTCTCTTGAGGTTGGTCTTGCTCGGTTGGAGTTGACATTAATTGATTCATGTATAATTGTTCGGGGGAATACATTTGTTCCAATTGCTCGTCCATGTCCTTGGTAATTCCCAATCCTGCTTGTACGAACAAATTATTCAATACCACTGGATCTTTAGGTAATGGAGAGTTCATGTATAATTCCAATAGTTTGATTTGGTCTTGTACGGGAATGTCCTTCTTCTCTACCTTGCCAAACTCTATCTCAAATTTAAGATCGTCCCATGTTAGCCAAGTCATTCCTCCTGTTTCTGGATCAGGCAACGGGTTTGCCTCATACCATGGCTTGAAGATTTTTTCCATTAATTGTTCTTTAATTGATATTGGGAAAGCTGATAATCCAATCTCATCTAATGCAGCTGAAGATCTAGCATTGGCAAACTGATGGGATTCTGAAGATCCCTGTTTACCTCTGAAATCATTTAATGCCTTGAATATTGGACCAATCGTAAGATCAGTAAATTGTTCTGGGTTGAAATTTCTTGCCTGACTACCTAACTCTTGAACTTCTACTTTAGTTCCAGCAATTACATCTTGACCTATATCTAAATTCTCAACTTGTGATTGCAAGTTGCTTCTCTGGGATTCGTCCCCAGCTTCTACTGTCCACAGGTTGTGAGAAACATATCTTTGCTCGGCCAATTGCATGGTGTATTGAGTGGCATATTTTCTATCTAACAAGGATTGTAATTCTCTTTGTTCTGTTTCTCCACCGTTGATAGGCATATTAAACAATCTTGGGGAAGTCATGGAAACTGCAAAGCCAGTACCAAATGCTGAAGCGTCAACCCTGTTCCAGGTAAAGTGTAATATTTCTGAAGGATTGTGATACCCCTGATATTCTGCTCCTCTGAACTCATACTTGTATGGAGTTCTTTGTCTGTCCCACCAAATTCTTGAGAAGGAGGAAATTGGAATGTGCATCAAGTCTTTAAATGATCTTACATTTTGTATTCCCATTCTTGGTTTCCATACGGAATTGCCATACCATAATAACTCTTTTACCAATTCGGTGTCAAGTGTGTCAAAATGCAAGTCTCTTGTAAATTTCTTAAAGTGATCTACGACGAAAGTTTTTTCAGCTTTGATATAGTGAGCTCCACCTGTGACCTGAGATGAGAGGTGATTAACTGCAAGTTGAGTATCTTCGTCTAACTGTAATCCTGTTTTTTGTGTTCTAAATGGGACAGCTGGGGTATCAAATGTTCGGGAGGTATATCCTTCCCTTGAATAAGCACCGACGGTGGAAATCTCTGGACCCCAAACAGGTTGAGACAATCCAGGAGACATTTCCATTAAGCTCTGTAACTCTCCTAAAGGTAGCTTAGGGACGTTGACTTTAGCAAATGCACGGGAGTTGTTATTTTCAATAACACCCATCTTGGATAAACCATTAGTCAATCTAGTTCGCCAAGTCATGCTATATTGTACTTCTCCTAGTTATTATTAATTTTGGATTGCGTATTAATTAGATATAAATCGCCACTTTTTGGCTCTGTCAGGTATTTCCCACCGTGTCCCTTATGTGGTTTTTTCTTTAGTATTATAATACAAAAACATTTGTAACAGAATTGATGTTCCTTCCAATTTTTGGATTTTGGAGATTTTGAATTTTTAAAACATCCCGTACCATGATTATGACCTAAACACGTTGCCACGTATGATATAATAAAGTACGTACTTTATATATTATGATGGTTAAATATGCTTCCACATTTCACGCATATTGCATGACCGTCATAGTCTGAATCCACGTAGAATTTCCAAGAACAGCATGGACATTTTGTGTTATAGTTATCGTTATACATTATACACCTCCTTTTTTAGGTACTCATATAGAGTTGGTGAGTCTTTTACCACATCATTCCAATACTTTTTACGGTCATCAAGTGCCTTTATTGATACCATATATGGAGTGTAATCAAACTCCTCAACAAAATTACCATATCTTAATGTATTATCACTTAGAGGTGAATTATTCATTCCTGATAAAATACAAGAAATTCCATGCAATGAATCATATCTGTTATTATACATTTTATTGATTATTGTTTCTCTAAAACCCCTATGCTGTGTGGGTTGTAAATCATATAATGTTTTATCATATACCCTATCATTATTTGCCCTCCAATATTCTGTATCATCTCTTTCAGATAAAGCATAGTGCATACTAACAAACTCTGCAAAATTATTGAATGTATTTCTACATGAATAATTAAAATTGTCTCTACTCCATTGTGTTATAACTTCATTTTCAAACAATCTAGTTAAATAATGTAAAAATTCATGTACTGTGTATAATCCATTACTTTCTAATGGCTCAATGAACCCTGCCGACAATCCTATTGCCACGACATTCTTTACAAACAATCTCTTATGAATACCGATCTTCATTGGAATATTAGTGAATTTACAGTTAGATATATCATGTTTATTTTTCTTTAGATGTTTCTTAAATTCTATTAATGCTTTTTCATCTGTTGTGTATTTGTCAGAATAAACATACCCTGTTCCAATCTTAGACCAAAGTGGTATATTCCATACCCACCCATTTTTTAATGCAGTTGCATTAGTCGTTGGTTCTAATTGTTTCTTCTTATCGGTATAGTTTACATGAGTAGCCCATGCCTTATTGTTAGGTATTATGTCATTATATGGAATAAAATCTTCATTTAATGCACCTTCTAATAACAATGATTTGAATCCTGTACAGTCTATGAATAAATCACCTGTAATTAATTTGCCATTTTCTAACTCTAAATATTCTATTCCATTCTTGTTTGTTTTAATCTCTTTTACTTCTGATTTAATATGATTGATTTTACCCTTACATACATTATCTCTTAACCATATACCAAATTTGGTTGCGTCAAAATGAAATGCTGTATCACGTTTAAAATTATAATTCCCTAATTCTTTGCCTGTGTAAATTTTATTATTGTTGACCATAGACATTATTGGATAATATGAATCTGCGTAATCATTCAATCCAGTTTTAGGGTAAATTATTTTTTTGAAATACCATAAATTAAAACCATTTTCATCTATTGATAATGGATTCCCAAAGGGGTAATCTATTTTGCTATTTTTTTTCTTATGAAAATTTGTAAATCTTAAACTGAATTTGTATATTGCATTACATTCTTTCATAAAATCCTCATCTTTTATTCTTACTAATGATAACCATTGTCTAAATTGTGTTATTGTTGATTCACCAACTCCAACTGTCTTGATATTTGGGGATTCAATTAGGGTGATTTTTTTATCTGGGAATAATCTGACAAAAGTTGTGGCTGTCATAAATCCTGCTGTGCCACCACCTACAATTACAATGTTATTTACTCTCATACCTCCTCGACAATTATATTATGAATAAATTATTAATCTTTTCTATTGGAATTTATATTTAAACATAACA